GGAGAAGGTCGAATTGTCTACATCGACAAAGACGATGGAGATAAACAACTTCCGCTTGATCCTCCCAAGATGTATTATAAGATCTCTGATTTAGGTAAGGAAAATCAGGTTCACAGAGAGAAAATGCAAAAAGAGCTTGAGAAGTACAAAGTATTGGAGGGAATTGATAATCTTGAGGAGTGGGTGACTCAAGCGAAAGAAGACATGGAGACCGTCAAAAACTTCAAAGACAAGGATTACCTAAAAGCAGACCAGGTTCAAAAATTGAAAACTGAAATGTCAGAAGCATACGAAGAGAAGTTGAAGAAAAAGGATGTTCTTTTTCTTGAGAAAGATAAAGCCTATCAAACCCAAATTGAGGGTTTGAATGGACAAATCCGAAAACTTCTTGTCTCCAACAAGTTTGCTAATTCCAGTTATTTCAATGGAGAGAAACCAAAATCAATACTTCCTCCTGACATTGCTGAAGATCACTTCGGAAAGCATTTCAAGGTTGAAGTAGAAGATGAAACTCCAACCATCAAGGCTTACTATGGTAATGGTGATCCTGTTCTATCGAAGATAAACCCCGGCGAACCAGCAGGATTTGAAGAAGCAATTGAACTTATCATTAATCAGTATCCCGGCAAGGATGCTATCTTGAGAAGTTCTTCTGGTGGTTCTGGTGGTTCTGGTGGTTCTGGTGGTAAGGGTGGCAGTGTCGATGACTTGCAAGAACTACAAAAGCAACTAGACGCAGCCCAAGAAGCAAATGACGTTTCCAAGATGATTGCTATTAAAAATAAAATGGCTGATCTTCGAAGAAAACGTGCAGCATAAAATCTAACTGGGCTTACGGATAGTTGCGAAGACAAAAGGAGAATCTAAATGGCTAATACCAATAATGCAGCTACCGTATGGAATTGCCCGAATTATACTGGTGAACTGTATTTAATCGGAGCAAATCAAACACCGTTTCTCAACATGATAGGTGGATTGCAAGGTAACAGAGTAAAGACAGTTGCCCATTTTGAATTTCCATTGAATCAGAACTGGGCGCTTGAAAGTGCTTCTCAACCAGCAATTACTGAAACTGCTTCTCTTACTGCCCCGAATCCTTGGACCTATGTTCGTGGGCAAGACACCAATACCTGTCAGATCTTTCATAGGTCGGTGTCTGTTTCGTATGCGAAGCAATCGGTTGTTGGCGCTGTTACTGCTGATGCAACTACCGGACTTGTAGACATCACCGATAATCAGCCTGTTCAGAATGAAAGAGATTTCCAAATTGCTGCTCACATGCGCCAGATAGCAGTAAATGTGGATTATACTTTCTTGAATGGTGCTTATCAGAAGGCGACAAGTGCTGGTGTGGCGGCGAAGAGCAGAGGTATCATTACTGCTGCCACGACAAACACCGTGAATGCTTCAAATGCTGGCCTGTCAAGGGATTTGGTCAATGAACTACTTCGGACCATGGCAACCAATGGAGCAGAATTCATCAATACGGTTATCTTCTGCAATGCTTTCCAGAAGCAGAAGATCTCTGAAATCTATGGCTATGCGCCGGACTCCAGAAATGTTGGTGGTTTGAACATCAAGCAAATTGAAACCGATTTCACCATGCTTGGTGTGGTATGGGCACCAAACGTACCGGCAGCAACATTGCTTATTGCTGATCTTGCAGTATGCTCTCCTGTTTATTTGCCTGTTCCTGAAAAAGGAGTACTTTTCTATGAAGAGTTGGCAAAAGTGGGTGCTTCTGAAAAAGGTCAAGTGTATGGGCAAATCGGCCTTGATTATGGACCGGAAGAATACCACGGCACGATCACCAGCCTTGCCACTAGCTAAGTCTTCTGACTTGTAAACTTCTTCAATACGAAGAGAAAGGAGATTAGCTTATGTCTAGCAAGGATAGATTCGAACTTCGAAAATTCATGATGCACAATCCCGGTCTGCCTCCTCAAATGAGGGAGTACTTCACAGCACTTGACAGGGATTTACGAGCAAACGGTATTTGGTCAACCACAACCACATCTACTTCGAGCACTACTTCCACGACAAGCAGCACATCAAGTACTACTACTGCTTAAATGGGATAGTGTATCCTTGTAGATAAAATGGGAGGGTACACAAAATGCCGTCAAAATCAAACATGAAAGTTGCAGAAGTAAAACAATGGAGATTCTACCGGAGCAATCTTGAAACAATTGTTTGGAATCCAGACACCAATTCACGATTGGCAGACTTCTCCAAGGGTCATTTTACTACTGATGACCCCAAAGTGGCAAAGAGATTGAAAGATTTGGGATATGTGGAGATACCTTTAGATGCTGAAGAGCCACCACCTGATATAATGGTGAGAAAACCACAAGTCCTCCCCGATGATATTAATGTACCAATTATCAGAGGGAATAATGAAGTAGTTGGTCAGAACAGGACTGAAGCATTTAGAGAAAGCATTTCAGATACTCCATCTCCACCAAAGACTAAATCTGTTGTCAATGCTTTGCCGAAGAGGAATAAAAAGAAGTCTGCCAAGAAGTGAATTTAGGAGAATGAATTCATGGCATACTATTCAGACGATGATGATTTACTAAAGTTTCGCCCAGACATATTTGATTTGGGAGTAGAAGATTTTGATGAACAAAGAGCTGAAGCATACTCCCAAATCAATAGAATTCTTCGTATCAGATGGTACAACAAAGCAGCCGTTGAGATGGGTTATGATCCTATCGTTACTGCTTTTGATCCTGATTTGATTGATTCATCTCAAGTAAAGAATGCCGAAATCTACAAAACATTATCATTGGCTTATGGTACAATGAAAAAAGCCGATAGTGAAGAAGATGGTTTTGAGAGATTTGAGAAGTATTATTCAAAACTCTTCAACGATGAAATTGAATTAATCTTAGCTGGCGGCATTAATTACGATTGGTCTGGATCAGGAGAATTTGAAGATGAAGAACTTTATGTTAAAACGTCAAGGCGATTGATAAGAGCATAAGATGCCTACTAAACATACAACCATAGAAGTATTTGGTATTGAAAAAGTTATTCGCAAACTGGATAACATGAATAATGCTATTACTTCAAGGCTTCTCATGGGTAACATAGGCACTTTTATCAAGTTCCTTATTGATAAAAGAACCCATGAAGGAAAAGATGTTCAAGGCAAAAAGTTCAAACCTTATGCGGAAAGCTATAAATCTTATCGTGAGAAGAATCAAAGGCCGGTAGATAAAGTTGATTTCGACTTTCATGGTTCAATGTGGGATGCATTAACATTTGAATATGGATCAAAAAGTGTAAGAGTATTTTTCCAAAATACTCCTGATCAATATAGCAGTACTCATGTAACAAATGCTGCTAAGGCATTCTTCTTGAATGAGCAAAGACAATTTTTTGCTTTGTCAGATAAGGATGTCAAAAAGATCAAAGAGATGGTACAAAAATTCATTAAGAATGCATCCAAGTCTTAACCAAAACACGAAAAGAGTAAAAGGCATATGGGTACCAACAGTATAAGGGAAAGATTGATTGTAGCCGATGCTGAATTGATAGAGAAGATAACTACTATCAAGACTGTTAGAAGATCTATGCAGATGTATGCAGACTTCAAGCAGTTTACTACTCAGCAGTTTCCGGTTGCAGCAGTTGTTGGAAGACTTCCAGTACCAGATTTTCACTTAGTCCGTCAAACTGGTCATGTTGATTATTGCATATCAGAATTAAGAGTTGATGTTTACATCTATTTTCATCAACAAGATATCGAAAAAATGGATACAGAGATATCTGATATAGTTGAAGACTTATGGGTGCAACTCTTTACTGATCCAACAAGGGGAGGGCTTTGTATTACTACCCAAGTGACCATGGATGAAAATATTGGAGTACTTCGTCCTTATGCTGCCTTCAATCTGATCGTGTCACATCAATATCAACATACTATCGGAGGGATTTAACAATGACCGAACCCCATAGCACTACTTTGTATGTCCCGGCTGGTAGAGGTATTCTTTATATTGGTGATTGGAATGGTACAACACCGCCAACTGATCCTGGAGATTACTATGAAGTTGGCAATTGTCCTTCTTTTGAAGCAGAACCAGTAATTGAAAGGAGACCTCATTACTCCAGTCGGTCTGGACTTCGGGTAAAAGATTTAAACCCTGTAGTACAGACAGAATACAACATCATGTTTGAAGTGGATGAAATGGGAGCACAAAATCTTGCGAAGTTCTTTTTGGGGTCAATCAGTGCTACGAAGAGAATTTCGGGGATGCAAAATGCTGATGCAGAATATGCTTTGAAATTTATTTCTGATAACCCAGTTGGCCCAAATACTATCTATCGTTTTTGGAGAGTAACACTAGGCCCAAACGGTCCACTTCAATTGATCGGTGATGAATATCTCTCAATGAGTTTTACTGGTGAAGGTTTGGCTGATACTGCAAACAATCCAAGTAATCCTTATTTTGAGATTACCGCTGTGACAACTACTACAACCACAACCACAACGGCTTAATTAATTGATATTGAACCGTTGCATGGAGGCGAAGCAAAACCATGAGAAGAAGAGAAGTCGTAGAAATCGACAATCGAAAGTATGAAATTCAGGAGTTGACTGTCAAAGATATTATTGAACTAACAGAAAATAGTCAATTTCTCAATACTCTCAAGGGTGGTGCTGAAGAACAAAAACCTTCGGTTGAAATGAATGACTTGCAAATATTAAGAGAAGAATTTACTGCTATTATGGAGAGATGTTGTGATTTTACAGTTGAAGATGTTCAAAAACACAATCTCGCTCCTTCAGACATCAGAAAACTTTATGATAAGTGGGTAGAAGTAAATTCAGATTTTTTAGCAGTACTAAAAGCAGTAGGAATAGCGGAACTCTTCGTAGAAATCAAGAACGCTCTTCTTACAAACTTTTTAAGAATGCTTGCCACTTAATAGAAGCTGGTCATGTAAATGTTCTTCAATACGGTTTCTCATACTTTCTCGCAGCATTGAATGAGCACCAATTCATTCTTAGTGGGCAACAAAAAGAAATAGCAATTGCAGTAAGAATTGCTCAACATGCCAACAAGAAGGATTGGGAAAAATTCATGAGAAGGAAATGAGATGGCTACTGCTACTGACCG